CATTTCCTAAATCATGGAATGAAGGTACTATAACATTTGCAGTATATTATATTGGTTTAGCTGCAACAACTGGTGTTGCTTTTGGATTACAAGGAGTTTCGGTAGGAGATAACGAAGAGGCAGACCAAGCGTATGGTACTGCTGTTGTTGTTACTGATGATTCTCAGGGTGATGCAACAGAGGTTTTGATTACTGCAACCAGTGGTGCTGTAACTCTTGCAAACTCTCCTGCAGCTGGTGATATTTCATTTTTCAGATTATTTAGAGATATATCAGATGGTAATGATGATATGGCTGGTGATGCTAGAGTACTTGGTGTTAAGATATTCTTTACAACTAATGCTGCAAATGATGCATAGGAGTGAGTAATGATTAAAATTTATATGTTGGTTGTTGTTTTAGGATTAGTTGGAGGTGTAGTTTATGGTGGTTATTATTACTATAAGGATACTCAATCTCGTATACAAACACTTACAGAAAATAGCGCAAAGTTAGAAACTGCAAAAAAAGTACAAGATCAGACCATTGCAACTCTTGTTGCTGACGCTAAAAAGTATGAAGTACTTAATAAAGACCTAAATACTAGACTAAATGCGGCAAATAAATATAAGAATAAATTACTAGGTAAACTACGAAAAATAAATTTGAAAAAACTGAGTGCAGAAGAACCTGCCGTTTGGGAAGAGAAGATAAACAATGCAAGTAAAAGATTATTGGAAAGTTTCGAGTCTATTTCTGTCGTGCCTGATATTAAGTAGTTGCGCCAGTTGGCCACAAGTAAAACAAGTTGAAGTTAAAACTGTAGAAGTAGAAAGACAGATACCTATACAGAACAGACCATCACAATTAAGACTGAACACTAATATGAAGTGGTGGGTTGTTACGGAAGAAAACTTTAAGCAATTCAAAGAGGAGTTCCAAAAAGAAAATGGTGATCCTCTAGTTGCATATGTTATTAGTGTTAAAGATTATGAAACTCTGGCATTAAACATGGCAGAAATTAAAAGATATTTGGAACAACAGAAATCTATCATAATTTATTATGAAGATGCTATAAAACCAAAGTCGAATAAAGAGAAGGAAACGAAATGAATTATGCAGATTTAAAATGGTCAATAATACAAGAGTGGAACAGTGATGCAAAATTCACGAATGAGTACCTAATTGAAATGGGTGCAGAAGCTGGTGTTGAAATTAAAAATGTTCGTGCTGATAGAAAATCTATCATTGCAAAAATTTCAGATGGAGTTATTTCTGCTGGTGTGGAAAGTGGAGAGTATGAAGTAGATAGTATGGGTGAAGGTTCTGATAACGATCTTAACTTTAAAAGATATATGGGTGACTTAACTATTCCAGCACCATCAGTAAATATTGAACACGAACATGAGCATGAGCATGATGATGGTACGATACACTCTCATCCACATTCTCATGATGAAGAACACTCACATGACCACGAAGAAGAAGTATATACATACGAAGATGAAGAAGAGGAAGAACTTCCTGACTTCAAAAAGATGACAAAGAAAGTATTAGCCACGAAGAAGAAGTATATACATACGAAGATGAAGAAGAGGAAGAACTTCCTGACTTCAAAAAGATGACAAAGAAAGTATTAGATGATTGGGCTTTAGAACGTGGTATAGAACTTGATCGTAGACAAACTAAAGCTAATATGATTAAGGAACTTAATAAGAAATTATAAGGAGTATCTTATGGGAACTTTTAATAATAAAATAGAGGCTGAATATAATCCACCAAAACAGTGGATTCTGTCTAGAGCATTATCATACCATAGTGAAGAGATGGAAGAATCTCCATTACAAGCAGTTGGTATTAAATGTCCAAAAAGTAAAATAACTTGCAGTAAAGGTTTTAAAACTGACCTTGCAAGTGTACCAAGAGGTATTTGGTGGTTGATTGCACCTTGGGATATCGCAAGAGCTGCAATTATTCATGACCTTCTATATCTCAGGATTCGTCAATATCGTGCAAAAAATCCAGAAGATATGTTAGGTATTAGTAAAGCAAAAGAAGCATCAGATAATGTATTCCTTATGGCTATGAAAGATGCAACTCCTAAAGTTTCTTCATGGAAGATTTATGCAGCGTATTATGCAGTAGTATTATTTGGTCGTTGGTCTATTATTCCTAGAGAGGGTGATAATGACCAAGTGTAAAAATTGTGGACATGATTCTCATTGTGGAGTACCTCTCATGAAAGACTTTACCCGTGAACCTTATAATCATGGTATAGAAGGTCAGATAGAGGTCTGTAAGAATTGCAGATGTATGATGTGTGAACCCAAAACAGATTGGGGTTAGACATGATAAATAAAAATCACTTACAAGAAGTGAATCTAAACTATTTTTCTCATCTAAAATTTACATTAGGAGAAGTGACAAGATTGTTAGGAATGGCAGTTGTAATGTTAGTGCATGGTCTAATTCCTTGGATTTTATATGATAGATTTAGTTCTTATATAGATCGTGCAAAAATGAGAATTATGATGGTTACGCAACAATCAGAAAGAAAGAAATAATGTGGTTTTTCTTAATTAGTAGTATTGCTGGAAGTATTATTGGTAGTGCCGCAGATTCTTGGTTTGCAGATACTAAACTAGGAATGTGGTTCTATAAAAAGGTTGATGATGTTTCGACATGGGCTTCTAAAAAGTTGGGATTGAAGGTTCTTGCAGATGAAGAGAATTGGAAAATGAAATACCCCAATGTCAGTCTAAAGATTGACAAACTTGAGGCCAGAATCAATAAATTAGAAAAAGGAGATTAATATGATTAGTAATTGGATTTCATCTAGAGTAGGTGAAGCATCTACTCATCAAGGAATTATTGTTGTAGCAGCTGCTGTAGCAGTATTATTCTTTGCCATACCATTAACCAAAGTTATTCTTTGGGGCGCTCTTGCTTGGGGTGTCTGGTCTGTTATGAGAAATGGTAATTAAATAAATGGCTGAGTTGGAAACAGAAGTTGAACTTCTCAAAAAAGAACTTTATGATCAAAGAAAGATACATGATAGACTAGACATTGCTATAGAGAAATTAACAGACGTTTCCAACTCAATCCATCGTATGCTTGCAGTACACGAAGAAAAGATTGCAAGACAAGAAGAAGCAATATTTGAAGCAGAAAATAAAATAGAAGAACGAAGGTCAGAATTATCTTCAAAGATAGATGAACTACACTCTCGTATAACTACCAATACTAAAGAAATAATGAGTGCAGCCGCATTACAACATCAAGAACAAAATAAAGAAATACAAAAAATACGTGATGAACTTAGTACAAGAGTAGGTGTCCTAGAGAAATGGAGATGGATCATTATAGGTGGTTCTATCATAGCAGGATTTATTATACAAAAATATATGATAATAGGGGGTTGACAAAACCTACTTAATCATATAGTATCTGTATATGAGTTCATTTATAGACATAAAATACCTTAATATAATATCACCACAACTACAGATGTTTAAGAAAAAGAGTAATTCTCTTTGGAATTTTCGTTGTCCGTATTGTGGTGATTCCAAGAAAAACAAGACAAAGGCCAGAGGATTTGTATACCAAAAAAAGAATGATTTATTCTTTAAGTGTCATAATTGTGATGTTGGTACTACAATGGGTAAGTTGGTAGAGTATGTAGACTCAAAAACTTACAAAGACTATATAATGGAACGATACAAAAAAGGGGTAAAGTCTAACAACCCTGAGCCGGAGTTCAAATTCAATGCACCTGTTTTCAAAAAGAAAAGTGTCCTCAAAGGACTCCTATCTATTTCAGAACTTGGATCAGAACATCCTGCTCGCAAAATCGTTGAACAAAGAAAGTTACCAAAAGAGTCACTTAGGGATATCTTCTTATGTGAGTCTTTTTTCAAGTTTACCAATACATTAATACCAAACAAATTCCCTTCCTTAGATGGTGATCATCCAAGGTTGTTAATTCCGTTTCGTGACGAACAAGGAGAAATATTTGCATATCAAGGAAGAGCGTTTGGAATTGAAACCCCTAAGTATATCACCATCAAGTTAAAAGAACAAGACAAAATTTTTGGGTTAGATAGAGTAGATAAGTCCAAACACTTTTATGTTTGTGAGGGCCCATTAGATAGTTTGTTTATAGATAACTGTCTTGCAGTCGGTGGTTCTGATTTTGATAAACTTAAAGGAGACTTCACAGTTATATTTGATAATGAACCAAGGAACAAGGAGATCAATAAACAGATAGAAAAAACAATAGACAAGGGTTGCAGTATCGTTCTGTGGCCAGAACAGGTTAAAGAAAAAGATATTAATGACATGATACTGTCAGGAATGTCAAAAGAAGAAATACAAAAAATCATAACAAACAATACCTTTTCTGGTGCATCTGCCAAGTTAAGGTTTGCAGAATGGAGAAAGATAAATGCCTAATAATTACCTACCCACATCCTATCAAGAATTTATTCACCTGTCAAGATATTCAAGGTGGTTGCCAGAAAAAGAACGTAGAGAAACATGGGATGAAACTGTAGGAAGGTATTTTAATTTCTTCAAAGAACACTTAGATGAAATGCATGAGTATAAACTTACAGACAAAATTAGAAAAGAATTAGAAGAAGCAGTTCTATCTCAAAAGGTTATGCCATCTATGCGTTGTCTTATGACAGCTGGAGAAGCATTGAAACGTGAGAACATTTCTGGGTATAACTGTTCTTATGTTGCAGTTGACCGTCCACAGGCATTTGATGAAATTCTATATGTACTAATGAATGGTACAGGTGTAGGTTTTAGTGTAGAACGTCAATACGTTACTAAACTTCCAGATGTTGCAGAAGAATTTTTTGAGTCTGACACTACTATCACGGTTTCGGATTCTAAGTTGGGGTGGGCTAAAGCTCTCAAAGAATTGATTGGTATGTTGTATATTGGTCAGATTCCACGTTGGAATTTAACTAAAGTTCGTCCTGCTGGTGCTCCTCTCAAGACTTTTGGTGGTCGTGCATCAGGCCCAGAACCTTTAGAGAATTTATTCAATTTTGCAGTTAATGTCTTTAGAAATGCAAAAGGTCGTAAGTTGTCATCTGTTGAATGTCATGATGTTGTTTGTAAGATTGCAGAGATAGTAGTTGTAGGGGGTGTAAGAAGAAGTGCGCTCATAAGTCTCTCAAACCTCTCTGATGACCGAATGAGAGCGGCTAAGTCTGGTCAGTGGTGGAATACAGAACCACAACGTGCATTAGCAAATAACAGTGCGTGTTACACAGAGAAACCAGATATTGGTGTTTTCATGGATGAATGGAAAGCACTTTATGATTCTAAGTCTGGAGAACGTGGTATTTTTAATCGTGAGAGTGCAGTTAAGATGGCTGCAAAGAATGGTCGCAGAAATACAGAAGACTTTGATTTTGGTACAAATCCTTGTTCTGAGATTATTCTACGTAATCGTGAGTTCTGTAATCTTTCAGAGGTTGTAGTTCGTGCAACTGATACACGGGAGTCTCTTTTGGAGAAGGTGCGTCTTGCAACGATTCTAGGTACTTTTCAATCCACACTCGTAAACTTCAAGTATGTATCATCATCATGGAGAAAGAACTGTGAAGAAGAACGGTTACTTGGTGTATCTCTTACTGGTATTATGGACTGTTCTTTTACTAATGGTAAGAAAGAAGGACTTGAAACTCTCCTAGAAGAACTAAAAGCAGAAGCTGTCAAAACTAATAAGGAGTTTGCACAAAAGATAGGAATCAATCAAAGTGTTGCTGTAACGTGTGTCAAACCATCAGGGACAGTCTCACAGTTGGTTGATGCTGCATCTGGTATCCATGCAAGACATAATCCTTACTATGTAAGAACTGTACGTGGAGATAAGAAAGACCCTCTTACAAAGATGATGCAAGATGCTGGTTTTCCTGTTGAAGATGATGCAATGAATCCAAGTCATACTTCTGTATTTTCTTTTCCTATCAAGGTAGATAAAGGTGCAGTATTTAGAACTGATATGTCAGCTATAGAACAGTTGGAACTGTGGTTAGTATATCAGAAACATTGGTGCGAACATAAACCATCTGTGACAATCTCTGTCAAAGAAGATGAGTGGTTAGATGTTGGTGCATGGACTTACAAACATTTTGATTTTATGAGTGGTGTGAGTTTCCTCCCATTTTCAGACCATACATATAAACAGGCACCATACCAAGATATTGATGAAAAGGACTACACTATATTGTTAGACAAAATGCCAAAAGGAGTAGATTGGACAAAACTATCAGAGTACGAAAAAACTGATATGACGATTGGGGCTCAGGAATTAGCTTGTGCGGCAGGATTTTGTGAAATACAATGAGATTAATAGTTTGTGAGGGATGTGAGGCAGAGTACAAAATATCTCACAATATGAATGAAAGATTCTACTTCATGGAGTACTGCACTTTCTGTGGTTCTATTCTTACAGAAGATGAATTACAAGATGAAGTAGAG